ATATTGGATAATCTAATCCACCATTTACAATAGGTTGACCGTTAGAAGTTGTATTAATACGAACATAAGCAGAATCAATGCCAAGAGGCTTTTGATAGTAAGCTTGAATAAGGGTAGATGCTACAGGGCTTGCGTAAGTAACATTAAGTAAATACGTTCCTGCATAATTTACGTTACCACCTGCGCCTGTTAATTCATCTAGAATTTTAGTGCCGTCTGTAATGCCTGTGCCTGATAAAGTTTGACCTTGAGCAACTGCACCTGATGTAATGCCTGTAACTGTTAAAACATTTCCTGTAATTGATCCTGTAAACTGTGCGCCAATAAAATTAGCTGATGCGTGATTAGGGCCAATCGTGTATTGAACTTGTCCTGCAATAACAGGCCATATAATTTCAGTTGTATTAAAGACAATCATATCCTCATTTGACCATTGGTCAATAAGGTCGTTAAGCATATCAAAAGCGTCTTGTGCTTCTTCAGGTGACGGAGTTTCACCTGATGCTAATGCACCGATGTCTTTCATGGCTCTTGATATGATGTCTATTGGCTTTGGCATAATAAATCCTAGATATTAGGTGTGAATACGTTAGCGAGCCAAGGAAAGCCAACTGTTTTGGTTTTTTTAAGCTCTAATAATTGCTGATCTAAACAAGATTTTATACTAGAAACCTCATCTACGGTTGTTTCCTTGTCAATCCAATCTATAATTGTTTGTTCTCTAACTTCTTCATAAGGTATTTTAATTTCTTTGCCTTTAAAATAATAATTGCCTTCTGTTTCTACAGTATTTTTACCGTCAGTTGCAGTTACATGATAATAAGCGTGAGTAATTAAACCTTCTTGTGCGGTAACTTCTACAAGTTTCCAATTATAGTTGTTCATTTATTGCATCCCAAGTTAATGTTTCTTCATTCCATGTATAACGACCTTTGTCAGTTGGATAATCTACAGGTGCTTTCCATTGGCAAGTTGTTTCATCTAATAACCATGAGTTAAAAGGTTTAATGGGAATAAAAGCATCTAATGTTTCATTGTATGTATATCCAACACCTGCGTAATTTTTACGAATTTTACCGTTATAAGATGTTTGTATCCATGTTCCACCTAAAAGGTTAGAGCAAAAATCTATACCAATTTGTTCAATCTCAACACCTTCTTCATTAGAAGTATCTTTGTTATCTACTACTATAATTTTGGTTACAATGTTATTTTCTATTTGTGCAAAATGTGCCAATTTATTACTCCTTAATTAAGATAATGTTCCACTTGCAGTAAATGTATGTATTGTGTTTCCACCTGATGATGTTATAGTTCCACCTGTAAATTTTTGTGAACCAGCGTATGAAATGATAACTACGCCTGATCCGCCTGAGCCACCAGTAGTAAAAGAACCATTACGTTCAGCACCGCCACCACCACCACCCAAATTAGTACCTCCATTACCTGGTGCAACAGATCCATCAGTACCAGCACCACCACCACCTGTACCACCAGCACCCGCAGGATAAAATAAATATCTAGAGCCACCACCACCACCAGCATAAGTTACACTAGAGCCTGAAATAGAAGATGCTGTGCCGTTACCGCCATTACCTGTTTGTGTTCCATATCCCGTACCGCCTGCACCTGCGGCTCCAGCTCCACCACCTCCACCAGCTAAATATGGGACTGCTTCATCACAATTGCCACCATTATTACCTTGACCTGAAGATGCCGTTCCACCTAATCTTGCAGAACCAGGGCCACTTCCAGCGCCACCGCCAGAACCTCCATCCCTGCCATATCCACGAGCAGTTCCACTTGTATTTGTTACAGTGGCAGAATACTGTCCACCTCCACCACCTCCTGTAGATGTAATAGCATTAAAAACAGAATTTGATCCTGATGTTCCTGCATTACTTGTAGGTCCTCCAGAGCCTCCTGCACCAACAGTGACAGTATAAGTAGTAGCAGTTGATAATGTTGTAGTATTTGTAAGAAATCCGCCAGCACCTCCACCAGCTCCACCACCTGTACCACCGCCACCACCCCCACCAGCAACAACAAGGTAAGATGCAGATACAGATACACCAGCTTTAACCGATAAAGCACCATAAGCTCTAGCAGCAGTTACAGCAAGACGTGATAATAATGACATCTATTAACCTTTAACTAAATTTAGTTTGTGAGGCAAATACTGTGAATGCGGCTGAACCTGTTTTAACAATTGTATATGAGTAAGCATCTATTGCACTTGCATTACCACTTGACCATGCTGTGCCACCTTGATATTTAGGCGTGACAGATGTGCCGTCAATTGTGAGTGCGTTGTTATAGTAAGCTGTTGAGCCTTGAGTTACTAAAAATACAACGGTAACTGATTGGCCTGTTGCCATAGCAGTATTTAATGATGTGCCACTTGATGCTCTAAAGTTTACAGTCCAATTGGCTGACGCATTAGATGTATAGTAAATAACTGATTGAGTTGTTACATCATAGTTAATAGTTCCTGTTGCAGCAGTTGCAGATATAGTTGTTGTTTCTGCTGCGTTTGCAAATACGGCTGCAAGAACGCTAGATGATCCATTAAATGTTTGAGTTGCTGTAAATGTTGTTGAAGTTCCTGGCGCTACATAATCTGTTCCAGCGGTTGCCGCAGATACTACACCTGAAGTTAATTTAGCTAAACCTGTTAAAGATGTGGCTAAAGTTGTTGTTCCTGTGGCAGTTAATGCGCCTGTAGATACATTAGTTGTAGTTAATGTGCCTGTGCTTGGATTAAATTGAAATCTAGTAGAGCTTACATATTCTGTATTAATGTTACCTGTAGTGATAGCAGAAAATAATGGATAACGAACAGCATTAGTAGTTGTATCGTCTGTAATAGCCACAGTTGCAGAATTTGTAGCCCATGTAGGTGCAGAAGCGCCATTAGAAGTTAATACATAACCTGCTGTGCCTGTTGATCCGTTTAATGATAGTGTTGAGTTAAATCTTAATGTGCTAAATGTGCCACCAGCCGCAGTTGTTGCACCAATAGTCATGTTATCCATAACGCCTAAACTTGTAGGCTTAATTTCAACGCTTCCTGATCCTGTTGGATTTATGTGAACATGGCCTGTTCCTGTAGGGCTAATATCTATTTGAGCATTAGTGCCATTTAAGTTAGCTGATACGTCAACAGTTACATTACTACCTCCGCCACTACCCCATTGAATTTGAGCAACTCCACTTGCATTTCTTAATGCACCGCCAGCTGAACTAGCTGCATCAAAGTAAGGGCCTACAAATTTAGTAGTTGCAGTAACTATAGTGCCTGTGATTGCGGCAGCCAATGTATTGCCAATAACAGGAGGGCTAGATAAATCTAATGATCCGCCTAAAGTTAATGAGCCTGAACTTGTAACTGTTCCTGATAAACTGATACCTGATACTGTGCCTGTTCCTGATACAGATGAAACTGTGCCTGCTGAAGATGTAGCCCATGAAGGAACGCCACTAGCTAATGTTAAAACTTGTCCGTTAGTGCCAGCCGCCAAGAATGTTGTAGCACCTGCACCGCTTTGATATGGTAAAGAACCTGTTGCTCCACCGCCTAAATTAGTAGCTGTTGTAGCTGTTGTTGCGGTAGTTGCTGTTGTAGCAGTATTAGCTGTAGTAGCCGTTGCAGCATTGCCACCAATAGATAGTCCTGAAGCTGTGCCTGTTATATTAGTTCCAACTAAAGCGCTTGGAGTGCCTAAATTTGGTGTTGTAAGAGTAGGTGAAGTAGCTAATACAATACTTCCTGAACCTGTAACGTTAGCAGCTAAAGCTGTTGCAACGCCTGTTCCAAGTCCTGTGATAGAACCAACCGCTGGTGTAATTGTTGTATTGCCTGCTAAAGTTAATTGACCTTGTGCATTAACCGTAAATGTTCCAACTTGTGTTGCAGAACCATAAGCTGCGGCTGTTACTGCCGTATTAGTAATACTAAATTGTGTGCCTGTTAAAGTAAGGCCTGTGCCTGCTGTGTAACTTGATGAAAATGAAAGGTTATACCAATTCATTGCAGTTGTGCCTAATGTGCCACCTGGTTGAGCAGTTGTATAGAACGCAGCAGTCGCTTGACCGCCAGCTACTATATAAATAACCGCACCTACATATTGCGCCCAAGTTGTAGAACCAACAGCATAAGTCCATGCACCTGTTTGAACGGTATAAATACCATTTTGTGCTGGCAATGTTTGGTTTTTAACTAAAACTGTATCACCTGCAACAACGGCAACGGTGTCAATAGTTTGTGCGCCTGAAAGCGTAATGTTTGCAGTAGTGGCTGCTTTGGCTGGCGCTTTCCATGAAATGCCTAGTAATGCGTAATCTACATATTGTTTATTAGCAATATCAGTAGCCGCAGAAGGTGTTGTTGAAATTGTGCCTGTAACTGTAGATATATTAGTAAAGTTACCTGTAGATGGAACTAATGCGCCAATAGTTGTGCTATTGATCGTGCTGCTTGTAATGTTTAATCCTGATTGGTCAGGGTCGATTGTTGCTGAAAATGGCTTGTTCTGCCCAATAAATGTCACAAAGTTATCTTGGGCATCAAAATATGCCTGAACAGGCAATAAGTTTTGAACGGCTGATTGAGCAGGACTAGTCATTATATTTCCTTAATTTATTGATTTTCAACAGCCGTTACATATAGTGTAGTTGTATCTGAACCACCGCAAACTGCTGTGATTTGGAATGGAGCTGTTGGAACTACTAAAGTTACAGGGTATGTCATATTTGCTGGTAATACAAAATCACCTGGAGTGCCTACTGTTGGAAATACAGAAACAGGAGCAGTAGCTAAATTAGAAACAGTAATAGCACAAGCTTTAGCGCCAGCATTTAAAAACGTAGCGAAATTAACTTGATCGTTAGTTGAATCGTCAATAGTAAGTGAGGTTGATGATGTAGCTGTAACAGCAATAGCATAGGTTTTCCCTGCTGCTTTTAAAACTGTGGTATTAGCCATGATTGTTTCCTTGAATTAGTTAAATTATAAACTTTAATAGAAAAAAAGCCATTAGAAATTTAATGGCTTAATCTCTTATATTACATCTATTAGCTTTGTTGCGTTAAGTCGTAGCCATAAACATATACATCGAATGTCGCTGCTGCACCTTGTGCAGTTGCAACGTTCACATATAAGTTTTGAGCTGTTTGAGCAGCTGTAGTAGCTACAGTTCTTTCTGACACAACTGTTGAAGCAGATAAACCTGATAAAGCTGCGTTAGCAACAATACCTGTTCCACCTGCTGCTGGAGCAGTGAATAAACCTGCTGCCGCAGTTGTTAAGCTAATTGAAGCGTTTGTAAAAACAACATTTTTTACAGAGTAAGATGTTGAGTTAATGATAGGTAACACTGTGTCACCTGTTGCATTAGCATTAACACCTTGATAAACAGCTAACAAACGTAGCGCTTGGTTTGAACCAACTAGCTGCGGATGTGCGCTTGAGGTGACTGCTGGGCCTGGATTTGCCATGATAAATTTTCCTTTTTCTGTTTGATTAATATAGGGGACTTTTACATCCCCTAACCGTTACATTACTTAAGCTGCTACTCGGCAAGCTAACTCTGGGTAGAGTGGAGCCCAACCGTATAAAACATCAAGACGAGTAGGAATTGAGTCATTGTTAATTGTGTATTGACGAACAACACGCATTGAAAGACCAATTTCCTTATCAGATGCACGACCAGCGAAGTGAACACCGTCAGGTAGCTCAAGATCAGCTACTGCTAGTGTGAACGCATTTCTGTGCATGATGATGTTTTGTGGTGATGTAACACCTGTGTTGTTAAACGGAGTAACTGTTTGTGAGCCTGTTGAAGTTACAACTACGTTTTGGAATTGACCAGCAGTAATAATAGCTGGTGAAACGTTTACAGTAGCTGAACCTGAAGCATTAATAGTTACAGGTGAATTAACAACGAAGTTACGCAATTTACCATAAGATTGACGATTTTGTGGGTTAGCACCATAAACGCCAGCAATAGTAAATGTGTCACCTTGATTTAAGTAAGCCGCAGCAGTTGCAGTCGCAGCGATAGTGATGTTAGAGCTAGAAGCCCAACCACTTGTCAAGAAGCCTGTAGCTGTTGTAACGTTACATGAAAGAACGGCTGTTGCATAAGAACCAAAAGTTTGTGAAACAACGTTTTGATCTAATTTCCAATTCATACCACCTGAATCACGACCCATTAAACCTTTAGTGTATTGAGCAGAGATTTGAGCTGTAGGATTGAAAAGACCTTTTAAGTTGTCAACAATAGTTGCAGATGTAAATGGCTCAACGATACATGATCTACGGCCATCTCTAGGAGCGCCTTCAGAATCAAGATATGCTTGGCCTGATAAGTAAGTAATTAAACCTGTTGGAGTTGTGCCTGCTGTGCCAACGATATTAGCTGTTGAATTTTTAGCAGTTGTAAGACCATCACGGTCAATCTTATTCGCAATAGCTGCCACAGCTGGTTTAAGAACTCTGTCGCTAAACATATCTAAAGATAATGCTAGGTCTTGAGTTGTAAACTGTGTGTCAACGTGGAACTGTGTTGATAATGTAACAGGGACTGAAGTTTCATTGAAATCTTCAACGTTTAATGCTGGGCCTGTTGTTCCGATGAAACGACCAGGTCTGCGAACGTTTACAGTGTTACCGATTTTTGCACCTACAACAGCGAATTGGTCATCGTAGTTACGATCAACTTCTGAAGTAAATGTTAATTCATTTTCCAAAACCATCAACGCTTCGTTGGTGATCTTGCTAATGGTTAGTAAATTATTAGCCATGATATTTCCTTATTTTAAGAGTTTAATATCCTGCTACCTAATTTTTCCTGCTTTACGAGATTCACGCCATTGTTGATAAGTGCCATGGAATTCACCATCTGACCCTACTCCAACATCGGCAACTGCTGAACTCGTCTTTATAGGACTAATTGGTGCAGGTGCTTTGCTGCGTGCAATAGAAGGTTTTGTTTCAGCTTCAGTCTTGGCATCTTTAGGTGTTTCACTAGCCTCAAACTTTGCTTCCAACTTTCCAATTTCTCGAAGGGCGCTCACTGTTGATAGAGTATTTAGCTTTTCTGCCAGCTCAGGATTCTCTGCTAAATGATAAAGTATTCTAGGCCCTTGTTCGGACTCTAACATTGCATCTCTTATGGCATCGTTGACAGTTATGTCAGCTGCCGAGGCAATCATTTCATCATAATCAGGTAAATCTGCCTTAACATTAACTAATCGATCATTCCAAGATTTAATGACTTGTTGTCGTTCATCTTGAATCTTTCGTTCAGCTTCAGCTTTATCTCTATTCAAAAGGGCATTTTCTGCCGACCATTCAGCTAATGCTTCAGCGTATTCAAACGCATCATTAAACTGACTTGGCGAAGGCTTAACGTTTTCCTCTACAGGTTTCGGTTCAGCTCTTCCTTCTAGCTCTTTAATACGACTTTCTAAAGACTCACGAGCTTCACGTTCTTTAGCCGCTTCTTTGCGAGCTTCTTCACGTTGCTTTGTTAGTTCTGAAAATCTTTTCTCAAGCTTGGGGTTTTGTTTCTTCTCTTCTGTTGCTTTTGTTTCTATTTCTTCAGTTGGCTGTTCACTCTGATCGTTTGCTTCCTCTGTCGGCTCTGCGGATTTTTCTTCTACAGCCTCAACAGGTGCTTCTTCAGCTAAACCCAATCTGTTTGCATAAAACTCTTCTGCGTTAGCAGAAGTTACTACACTTCCTGCTTCTTTTTCTGACATGGATGACTCCAAGATTTTTACCCAATGATTCCATTGGTAGATTGTTGCTTTATACTACAAAACTACTTAATAATCAATTGCATTATTAGTTGTTAAATTATATAGGATGTTTTTTTAATAAAGCATGAATATGAGAAAACGCTGCTTCATCATGCACATCTGCTAATTTATGGTCATTATTTTTTCTGTAATCTTTTGCAGCTTCTCTGTGAGCAGTAATAGCCTCACCTGAAGGAAATTTTTTAGATGATAATGCCCATGCTTTATCAGCCAAATTTTCATCTGATGTAAATGATTTGCCTGTAATATCGCCTGGTCTAGAAGGCTTATCACCTGCCATTTTATCCATGTGTTTTTGATCGTGCATTGCTTTGGTTTTGCTAGTTACGAGTGCCATTATATTGCCCTTTCAGTGGTTTCTTG